AGAAGAGATGCTCGCTTGAATGGATTTTCTCCATTACGAACTCCACGAAGCCAAGATGCACGAACTGCGTGCTCTGCTTCGTATCCAAATCCTGAATACTCTGCCATAGCAAGGATTGCTTCTTCTGGAGATGAGTAATCTTCTTCAGCTAGAAGGTCAATATTTAATTCTTGTTCGTAACGCCACTCGTTAGCAAGTTTTGCTAGCTCTTGTGGTGATTGGATTTCGTTTCCGAGCTTCTCACCTTCGAGAACTCCAACATCAACGACGCCATCTGGGATAACCGCAAAACGACACTTACCTTCGTCCTCGACTTCGAGTTCGATGATTCTGCACGAGCCATTACCCATGTATAAAACACAGTTAGAGCATTTGACTCCGATACCTCTGACATCATTTTCGGCTGGAGGTGTGTATCCTGCCCAGATTCCTGTGGCATCTTCGTTGAATCTTCCATATTTGTCTGCAATCTCGACTAGCGCTTCTGCTAGATCGCTCTCTTCAGGAACCAAACCTGCTGAAGCTGCAATGGAGTTTGATTTCTTAGTTGAACGTGGATGTCCAGAAGGAAGTAAGTCATTATCTGTCTTGTATGCAGAGTTTGATGGCTTTCCAGACTTCAACAATTTAAGAAATGCATTTACTCGACCCATTGCCCATTGGTTGCGAGTCATTCCTGGACGATGTGAGACGCTATAAGCACCTGCACCTCTGCGATAGACAGCTTTTAACATTCCGACAGTTGCACGACGACCTTTACCAGCTTTTTCGTTGTGCTGTTCGACTTTATTCTTTAAAGACTTCTCTACTGCTGCAGAAAACTTAACTTTACGAGTTCCTGACGCAGATCCCTTTTTATTTTTGCTAGAACCTTTAATTTGATCTTTCTTTGGAGCAGGAGTTTGCGAAATTGTTCGCTTTTTCTTTGCTGCAAACTCTGAATCATCTGAAGCGTCGACAGGAACACAGTTGGGAACCATTTTTCCGTCTTTGTCTTTTTTCATACCTACTTGCTTGTATCCATCCCAGCAAGGATCGCCAGCTGCAACGAGTGAAGTAGTTACAACGTCGATTGATTCATCAGACATTACTGCTCTTGCCCTTCTGTTGGGGCTTCAGATGTAATTCCTGCTTCTTCTGCACCTTCGCTTGCGGCATCAAGTGCTTGCTGAAGCTCTGGTGGGATAGGGGCAACTGATGATTGCTGTTGCTGTGATCTAACTGTGTTAATAACCTCTGGAGCAAGTGCTGAAAGCATTGCTTCTGTAAATTCTGGAGTAAATACGCCTCGCTCTTGTAGAAGACGGATTGAAAGTTCTTTTGGAGTAGGTGCATCTGCATCTGAGAAGCCATGAGCACGACGCCATGTGTTTGCAGAGACTGCCATGCGATCAAATCCTGCGTCTGCATCTGTTGCACGGTCATTACGAGTTGCAATTGCTGATGGGTCATACCAAACAACAATCTTGTTAACTTGTGTTTCTTCAAAACCATTTGCAATAAGGTATGGACGAAGGTAAACAACTGTTAGAGCATCTGCAATGAGCAACATAAGTGGCTCAATGTGTGCCTTATATAGTGATTCATCAATCTGCATTGCATTTGAGTACTTAACATTTGCTAAACCTGTAACAACATCCTTTGGAACATCTAATCCTTGAAGGATGCGCTCTAGTACACGATCAGAACGCTCAGCTAGTGCTGGGTCGAATGAACGCTCAAACTTAAACTGCTTAATCTTGTCGCCAAGTTCTGCAGGACCACGAATGATAAGAGGAACAACTGCTGATGCGGACTCTTCGTCACGAATCGGAGTTGTCATCGCATCCATTAACTGCTCTTCGAATTCATCTTCCGCTTCTTCGGCAGTAAACCCTGCGCCGATACCATCCTCAGAATCGTAGGGGAAGTCGCCGTCACCTTGCGACGCGACGGAAAGACCATCTGGTAAATAAAGCGCACCAGCATTGAGACGAGAACGAGCAGTCGCACGGAATGTCCTATTCAGTAGAAGGAGTTCTGCACAAAGATCAAGCAAACCACGAAGTGATGAATCTGCTTCATCTGAAAAACGAGGATGTGAACGCCACATGCGTCCAACAAATGCATTCTTACCTAGCTTTGAATTCTTATCAATTCCACCTTGTGTTGTAGTGGATTGTTCACGACGACCAATAACATTGAAACCGCCACGAGGATCTGTTGTTACTTCATCAACGGAACGAATGTCCCAAGACTCTGGCAAGTTATATGCTGGTCGTGCTGGCATCTGTACTAGATAGCACTCACCAGCAACTGAAAGATTTAGAGCAGCATCTCTTAGTAAACCTGCTTGTCCACCGTATGCAGAATTTAATCGTGCAAGTGCACGCTCTGCTGCTGCACCAAGACGATCATCAACGAGCTCTGATTGACGAACAGAGATTGGAGTCTCTGATGGATCATCAACAACAGCTGCATAAATTCTGATACGAGATACAACTGACGCAACTAAATTGAATGCGTATTTGATTTCACCAATAGCGTCGTAGTATTCCCAAGCTTCGGCTTGCCATGCGCTAGATCCAGCAGAGCGACGAATTCTAAATTGCTCAAACTCACCCTTGTCATTAACTTTAATTTGAGCTGCTGCAGCTGTAAGAGTTCTAGGAGTTGAGTATGTTGCTGCCTGAGCTGTATTTGTAAAAACATTAGTAAATGTTGAATTCTGAGGCTTTTTATTTTTTGACTGTGGAGACGGAGGTGTTACTTCGTCATTGGTAAATATACCCACGAAAACTCCTTGTCATCTCAGTTGCGGAATACGAAGGCTTACTTATCTTCATATGCAGTCAACAAACCAGCGATAGCCGATACAGCGTATATTGTAGCGATTATGTAGGTTACTGTTGGAATAATGATAGCCGAGATTACGAACCCTGATCCTATCCAAAAACTAAAGCACCACTCACAGGTGGATAGGTAGCCAAGATAGGAAGACTCTGGCGGAAACTTTTTCCAAAAGGCATTACGCAAAGGGGCTGTAACCATGTCACGAGTTATTAATCGAGTCACACGATATGTAGCTAGCCCTAGAAGGATAAATTGTAGGAGGGTTAGATCATTCATTCTGTTGGATCCTCACTTGAATAGACCGAATTGTTTTGCCCGTAAGGGTTCCAGCCTCTAAGACGAGACCCACAACCGCAGGAAGCGTCTTTTATAAAAGCTATAACCTTTTCGGACTCAGTTAAAACTGCTTGAAGTTTGCCTTCAACGTGCCTATGGATGAATTTCTCTCTGAATACAAGTGTAGGTCCAGTAGGAGAGTCTTGCGCTATCAAAATGGTATCTCCCAATAGAACAACTCGAACTCTATCTACCTTGCGAGTTCCTTCTGGAGACGGTCCAGGTATGGTGAACTCATCTAACCCAATGGAATTGGGTGGAGCGATCCAAACTAATGCTGGGAAGACATCTGAAATCGCTCTCAAGGATTATCCAAACTCTATATATTCATCGGGGACATAGAAATCATTCCATCCTAAGGTGCAAGTTGCTAGTTCTAAGTCAAGGATGACTGGAGCCTCTCTAGAACTACCTTCAATATTTAAATCAAAGTCTTCTAAGGTCTTCACATGCTTTGCTTCCTTCCACGCATAGTGTCCTTTAAGGGCTACTAAGGGGAAAGCCATAGGGTAACTAGAGTTAGGGGCAGACATAGTCTCAAGGAAGCGAGATTGAGGTCTTTTGGTCTTCTTAGGGTTCTTCCACACAACCACAACCAGCTCTGTGTCCTTGTATGTGCCTGTCTTTGTCTTATAAAGGCGGCTCATTGGCTCAAACGCCTTGCCATAGCCCTATAAGTGACTCCAGCGGCTTCTGCAATGCTTGCTGTGGGGACGCCACGGTTCCTAAGTTGCCTTGCAATCTGAGTTAGCTCGTTATTAGCTTGAGCTAAAGGGCTAGTTGGAGGTGTCTTGGCTCTGTAGCGCTTTGAGAGGGCTGAAAGCTCACGAAGTCTGATTCTTAGCTCTGGAGGGACACCCGGAGAGATGGACTTGAGACGAGGGGCGTGCTTTGTAGGCACAGAGGTAGTCAAAGACTTTGGGGGTGGCAGTGGAACTGCTTTTAACTGCTTAACGTCAGGGGCTCTACGGACCCAGAAGTGAATTGTGGTCTTAGGAACAGCGGGGCTGAGAGAACCACCTATAACTCCTAGTGACCAGCCTGACTTCCACAACGCACGAAGGCGTGACTCCATCTCTGAGCGTGTCAGAGTTGAAAGATAGATAACCTCCTCAATGGGAAGTTTCGGTGGGTTCAGCATAGTCCTATTGTACAGAGTTTTAGAAGGGGTGTACGAGAAGAAAGGGGATCTAATCTTGTACGACAGCTTTAAATATATGAACCTTTCCATATTTTGCTTTTGGCCCCGGAGAAGGCAGAGCTTATTTTTGGGACTTTTCAAAATCGTTCCGGGCTTTTTTCTAAAAAAATCTCTTTATTTTTTCCCCCCTTAAAATTTATTTTTTAAGACTTCAAAACTAAAACTAGACAAGGAATAGCCTTTTATTTTTTATTTTTTGTCTGTTTTTGGCAGGATTTAAGGTCATATAGTGATACCTCTATTTTTCTTTTTCTTTTTCTTTTATATCTCTTTATTATTTTTATAAAGGTCTTACTAATAGAACTACTAACTAATAACTACTACTCACTAGTAACTTACTCACTAGTAACTTACTGACTAGTAACTTAATACCCTCTAGCCTACTGACTAGTAACTTAATGACTATTAGGCTTAAAAAACTATGACTAGTCATATACACGAAATGACCACTTATAGACTTGCAAAGTGCAGGAAGGTAGTTTATATTTATCTTATTGAAGCAAGGGGCTTCAATAACACAAAGGGAGAAACAAATGTCATACGGAGTTCAAATTACAGTTAAGTACACAGAAACAACTTCAAATGGAACTATCACTACAGAAAGAGATTATTCTTTCCACGTTGATACCGCAACCAATGCTTGCGATTTAATTACTGAAACCGCAAAGAATGCAAAGGAAATGGGAGCAACCGTATTAAAAGTTAAGGTAACTGAAGAGAATCCAAACTCTTATGAGAACCCTTACCGCAACCTTTCAGATAGCGAAATCTTGGAACTACTCCTAACCAAGTAACCGCAAGAATTAGCCCCCCTATCCAAGGGGGGCTTTTTCTTTTTCTAAGACACACCGCACAAAAGCTTCCCTCTAATCTTGCAAAGTGCAGGAAAGTAATCTATTCTTTCGGTAGTGGGAAACCAAGTACCACAATAGGGAGAAACAAATGAAACTAGCAATTAAACTAACCGCAGAAGGAAACGCTTCTATCATTGACCTAACGGCAGATAGTAACGAACTACTAACACTTCAAATGGCGGTAGGGGGTCTTATTGAAGCAAAGACTCTTGAAAGTGGTTACACCCTTATTATGAATGAAGAAGGAAAGTTGCAGGGTCTTCCAATAAATGAAAGAGCAACTGAAATTTGGTTGGCTAACTTCCCAAACTTTCCTGATGTAATTCTCGGTGATGTAGTTATTGCAGGGGGTTATGATGATGAAGGTGAGCAACTGGGTCTTGATAAAGATTATGCAGACCGCTTGTTGAAAGTCTTTGCACAAGCATAAGAACTAAAGCAAAGAACCCCCTACCAAAAGATAGGGGGTTTTTTGTTGTCTCTATTTAGGGAAGAACTCCAACGCTCTCACCTTGAAAGAGATAAGCCAAAACTTCTTCATCAAAGCAACCGCACTCATTAAGTCCTTTAGACTTTCTGAAAGCGTTAATCGCTTCAACTGCTCCTTCACCAAGACGACCAAACTTGTCATTCATTACTGAACTAAAGCCTAAATCATTCAACCGCAGTTGAACTGTCTTGACTGACTCAGAGTTTCCTTCATAAGCATTTACTTTCAAAGCTGAAAGATAAACATACTTTTCAGGGTTGGCTTGAAAAGTTGGGGCTTTCTTTTCTTTCTTTGGTTCTTCTTTAATCGCTACTGGCTCAGACTCAACGGCGAGCGCTTGCTCATTAGTTGAAGGTGCTACAGAACCAAGCAACGGCATAAGGTTTTCCTGCTCGCTCATAGTCTCACTTCTTTTCTGTGGGGAATTTGCTAAGCCACTCTTTGAACTTAGCGTAGTGCTTTCCACTAGTACTAGTATAAGCGTCTTTGCCTATGTGCCAAGAAGTCCAGTCGCTTCCACCATTACTCATATGCATAGCAATTTGAGCGTTCTTGACTGGGTTAAACAAGTCCGCATTATGATCCAAATTGAATTTGGTTCGTCTGTCTTCTCCAAGAGTGTTTATCATATTGATTTGGAATATGCCGTAAGAGTTATCTCCTGTGAGTGTGTTGCCATTGAAGGCTAGGGGACGACCATTACTTTCTTTCTTGGAGATAGCCCAAGCTTCTTTTAGGTCTTGACCTTCAAAGCCAACTGCTTCCAAAAGCCACACCAACTCAATGTCGGTAAGGCTTGTCTTGTTCTCAAAGTAGGAAAGAGGCTTAGTCTTCTTGACTGGCTCTACTTCAACTACTGCTTTTAATCCTGTTGCCACTTGCTCTGTTGCGACAACCTCTTGGACTTTGTTCTCTACTGCTACGGCTGCTGCTGTTGAGGTGATTACCACGAACAGCGACAGTATCGCCAACACCTTTTCGGGTGAGTTTAGAGTTGGGTTCATTTGGTTTTTCCTTTGTTAGGTTACGGGGACAGGGTTAGAGACTTCACTAACCCGACCATCGCCTCTTAGGGGATAGCCTTACTTCAAGTGTCTAATTCGTAAATCTCCTTGTGTCGTTAATTAGTACTGAATAAACCTTAGCATATGTGCAGGGAAGTCCCGCAGTCAAGTTGAGCGTGAGCGTGTTTTGATTTTAATTTTTTACTCTAAAAGCCCTGCTCACCCCTGCATAGACCTAAAATACCTAAAATGCCCCAAAAAAAGTGCAGGAAGGACTGTTTTTAGCCCTTCCCGACACTTTAGAAGACTTGCGAGCGCCTAGCGCTTGTCCCTTGCTGAAAGGGTAGCAAGAGCGATAGAACTAAGTCCAAGAGATAAAGCAAGGCTATCTCCCCCTGAACTGTTCTGAAGTCCAGCAATAATTGAACCAACTGCCAGCACCATAGAGATAACCGCAGTCCAAACCACTCTCTTTAAGTCCATTTACTTTTTCCTTTTCTTCTTAGTAGTAGGGCTTGTCTTGCCCTGTGCTTTCTTTCCAGTAGGGCTAGTTCTACCTACCAACCTTGCTGAAGGGTCTCTAGCCTCTACCCCATTTGAGTAGATAGCCTTTCTAGCAGTTCGGTAAGCGACCCCCAACTCCTTAGCGACTGCCTCAATAGCCAGTCCCCCTTCATAGAGTTTTACTGCTTCTTCTTGGATACTAGCGACTTTCATTTGTTAATTGTTTCCTTTTCTGTCTAGAGATTTCCGCTTCAAGAAATCTTATCTTTTCATTTTTTTGGTTGATGACTCGGTGCAACTGACCCTGCGCTCTGATACCAACCACCATAACAAAGCACGAACCTGCGAGCGCAATAATTATTGCGAGCATTGTTCCTGTATCTAAAACCATATTTATCCCTCCTTCCTTGTATAGGCAAAAGTAAAGACGGAGAAACAACCAACCCAGTCCCCCCACCTTTTTCCAAAGTGAAAGGTTCTCCAGTTAGTAGCCACGATATTTAGCCAAAGGGTATAGCGACCAACCCCAATGGTTATATGAGCTAAGTAAGTCGGTAGCCCAAATCCAATATCAAACATCATTTTTTCCCCCCTTATATATAGTCATCTTGCATAACTTCTTGGGTCTATCTGCTTAGTTCCTAAACAGAAACCGCACTCGCTTGCGTGAGCATAGCCCAAAGCCCCAGCCAAATTAGCAACTCCGCAAGACCTCATCAACAGACAAGCAAACTCTTGGTCGGTAAGTCCTGCTTGTAAATCATCAGCCATTTTTAGCCTCTTCTTTTTCAAATTGAATTGCTTTATCTAAATCTATGTCGCAATAAGGGATACCCTTGTAAATTGTTATAGGTATCTCACTTGTATCTGCCCAGCAAACTTCGCAAGACTCCAACCCCGTGTATGGACTTGGGTGATTAACTTTTCTACTCATACTAAAATCCCTTCTAATCCTTCGTCATTTCCAAAGTCGGTAGGGCTTACCAAGTCCAACCACTCTCTGAATAAATAAATCAAACCTTCTTGTTCTTGTTGCTTTTGTTCATATAGTTCTTCATAAAAAGAATACGCTTCTCTTTCCCAGTTATCGGCAAGAGATAATTCTTCTAATATATAGATAGGCATTTTTTCCCCTTTATATGTAGAAACCTGCCCTACCCTTACGGGTAGAGCAAGTCCTTACAAAAACTATTCATCTGCTCAACTGGAACTTTACACATTTCGGGAGTTGTAGCGTCAAACGCCCAAGCAATAAGAGCGAGCGCAATAAGCCCAACCGCAATTCTGCGACGAATAAACTTTGCTTCTGTTTTCACTTTGTCCCTGCTTTCTGTGGCTCCCTTAGCCACTAGTAGAACTTTACCAAACTTTCCTGACTTTTTCTACTTTCCTGCTTTCTTTCCACTTTGGGCGTGTCCTGCTAGTTCTAGCAACTCGGCAACTGTCCTTTGTGGGAAGTAGGGAGAGTGTCTATCTTTGAGCATTACTGAAACAACTAGGTGGCTTCTTTTCTTTTTTGAGGCGTGCTTGATGTGTCCTAGTGTTCCTAGTATCGCACTATCGGGTAAGAATTTCATAGCTTTATTCTAGCAACTTTCCTGACTTTTTTCAAATACATTTTTTCCCCTTTATATATAGACGGAGAAAAATATCCCCCTACTTAGCAAGCAAATTGACCCTCATCAACGAGTCGCCTTTTCGCAAATTACATACTCCGTGAGTGGGGCGAATGTTGCCTAACTTATCGTGTCCACCTTTTATTAAAGGTATTAGGTGGTCTAAGTGTAAGCCCATTGTTTTATGCCCTGTGCGTGGAAGTGATAGGTCAATGTCTGTATGGCATACCCAACACTCCAAGCCGTAACGCTCAACTACTTGTGAGAGGTTGTAAGCGTGGTGATTTACTCCATACTTTCTTGCTCGCCTTGCTCTGTCGTGGTTAGCGTATTTCTCTTTGTTGTGAATGTAATTAAAGTGGTTGCTACGCTTTGCCTTGCGTGGGTTTTTCTCTTTCCATTTCGCACTTCTTTTACGAGCCTTCTCTTGTAAGTCGGGTCGCTTGGCGTATGTTTCTGCTCTTTCTTTAGATGTTGGTATTTTTCCTTCTAAAGTTCTTTTGCGATTACTCTCTCTACCAATACGGCGAAACCATTCAATGTTTTCTGAGCGATACTCTGCTACTTTCTTGCGAGTGTATTCTCTCATTGCTTCAACGCATAACTCGCAAGGAGTTTCTCCTTTTGCTTTCTGTCGTCTATAAGACGCGATAGTTCCACAAGGTTGAAGTGTTCTTGGCATTTTACTTACTCCCTAATCACTCGCTTCCCTTAGCGAGTGTGTAAGTTAATTGTAATCTACTTTCCTGACTTTATCAACGCTATTCATAGCGAGTCGTTTTTTCCCCTTTATATATAGAGGAGAAAAAATAACCCCCACCTTTCGGTGGGGGCTTACTTTTTAGAGCGCACCTTCTTGCGCTAGACCTATCTCTAAGTCTAAGAGTTCGGCAGGTGTGGCTTCCTCTAGATTTACCCAGCCAGCACCTTCCTCATCTATGCGAAAGATTTCTACATATCCCATTTGTAATCACCCCACCTTCATTAGTGCTTTATATTGCTTACTACTTTTTACTTTACGGCTAGTTTCTTTATCCTCTAAAGCAAACTGAAAACGCCAAGAATTAACTTCTAGGTGTGTCTTTATTCTATGGCAAGTAGAGCAACGGACAACACATTTTTTCATTTCTTTTTGTAGTAAATCAAGAGATGTATTACTTAGTAACGCTGTTCCTATATCAAACTTTTTACTGTGAGTGTGGTCAAACTCTAGTGCCAATATATTATTCTCACCGCAGTCAATACAAGGGTGCTTCTTTAGATAATTAAATACATAAGTTCTTGCGTCAAGCCTTCTAGCATCGTGATTTTTCTTTTGTCTTTTAGAAACACAAGGCTTACATTTACCTTCCCAGCCAGCCTTACCATTTGCCTGTATCTTAGGCTGAAAGTTAGATAGTGCCTTTGCTTTGCCACAACCATTACAAGGTCGCTTACCTTGCTTTAATAAGGCTCTGCGCTTCTCTGAACGCTTCTCTGAACCTTTACGCAAGATGGCTTGGCACTTCTTACATCTTGCTCTTTTTCCGTATTGACCTTGTTCGTGCTTATTAAACTTTGATAGCGGTAGAGGATAGAAACACCCGATACATACTTTTGTTTTTTCCTTTGGCAATTTGATTACCCCTTTATCCCTATTCACCTTCGCTTCCCTTAGCGAGTGTGTATGGCTTTATTCTACACGACTTTCCTGACTTTTCACAATATGGAACTAAATCGGTGTTTCGTGCGTCTAACAATATAGAAACGAAAAGGGTATTTATATATAAGAGGGGGAAAATATGAACTATCAAGACGCTTGGGAAATTAAACGACCTACAACTAACTGTCTTATTTGCGGAGATGAAACTATAAATAATTATCTCTGTGAGGAATGCGCTGAACACTACTGATAAGCGACACGCCAATAACAAGTTCCCACACTTACAACGGCACATAGAATAAAATTAAGATACAAGCCAAGAGAAAGGGAACTCAAGTGGCAAGAGTAAAAGCAAGAGAGGTAATGATTTGGATAAATTGTTATCGGTGCGGAGAGGTATTTGAGATTAGGCAGATAGATTACTACCGCAACATAATCTGCGAAAAGTGCTAAAGGTAGCCCCCGAGAAATCGGGGGTTATTTTTTGTCTATATATAGGGGGGAAAAACTAAACTCGGTATTGAGTCAAAAGATAAAAAGGCTCGGCAGTTTTATTATCAAACTTTGAGGATACGGCGAGCGCAGTTTTAATAGCTGACCTTGCGTTAGTGAGAGTTCTTTTCTTTCCTTCTGATAGGGCATTGAGAACCCCTAAAGCATAGGCTGAACCTGAACCAACGGCATACGCCCCAACTGTATCGTGGCACCAAGAAAAGTCCTCACCTATTTCATAGATAGTTCCATTGACCAAGATAACTAACTGACTTTCGTGTTCCCCGTCTTTTGAGTATGAGGCTTCCTCAAAACACTTTTTTAGTTCCGGGATAAATACGGCAGTAATAAACTTATCTAATTTCAAACCTAAAGTTGTTGTGGTACATACTGGTGGCTTAAAAACGTGGGCTAATATATTTATTGCTCTTACATCCCCAGCCACGGCAATTATGTAATTACCATTCTTAAAAACTTTTCCATTATCTTTCGGCAGAATATAAGTCCTGCCATCTTCCTCTGAAACCCTAGAGTCATAGCCAATAACCGCCCAGCCTTCACCCTGAACCGCAGCTATTGTTGTCAAGATTTTTTCCTTACTTAGTAGTTAAAGTCATTCCACAATTCATCACGCAAGGCATACTCATATTTATCGGCAAGGTGAGAGTTTTTCTCTCCTATATCCTCACTTTCAATAAGTCTGTCTAACGAAAGAACGGCGGTGTATTCGTTGTCCTCAAACATTATTACTATCTTTGTATCTCCTTCGGCAGGGTCATCAACGATAGCCACAACGAAGGGGGCATTATTTCCATTAGGGTGATAAACCTTTTGAACTATTTCCATACTCTAAAGAATAACCTCACCCGGCCTTCCTGATTTTTCCCCTTCTTATATAGAAAAACCCCCCACCTTTCGGTGAGGGGCTTAGAGACTATTCGCCCCATAACTCTTCTAAGGTATCGGGCTCATAGGGGTTGCCTATCTCCTCTTGTTCCTTTTCAAAAGTCCAAGCGTTACCGCACTCGCATTTTACTTCTGAGGATACATTCCCCCAGTCGTCGGTCATAAAGTCTTCTTCCCAAGCCTTACCGCAACTACCGCACTCAACTTCAAGTGTTACATCTTCGGAGTAGATACCCGAACCTTTCATACTTCCTTCATAACTCATAACTTTCTCCCTTCTGAGTTAGTGTCTCTATTCTACATTACCTATCTGACATTCTCAATAGGGACACTTCACCCCCGCTAGGGAGGCAGGGGTGAGGTGCGATAGGCAGGGAAGCCTATCTCAACGGGGAGCGATAGGAAGGGAATCCTCGCTACTACCCGGACTACCATTCTAGCATTATTGTTTTACTTCAAAAACTTTTTCCCCTACCCGTTGAAGCAGTCGGGACACTCCAGCTGTCTCATCTGACCGCTTACCTCACTTCTTATTTTCCCCTCTCCGTAGCAAGTCTCGCAGTTTGGGTCTCCCTCATCAAGAACGCCAATATGATTTGAAACGGCGACTACATCCCAACCGTATTGCTCTTTCAAAATATTACCCGCAGCCCTAAGGCAAGCGTCCTCATATATCTCGCCGTCTTGTAAGTCATCTTCTGATACGGCAACGCTGACTATCATTGAAAAGTAATCACCGATAAACATTACATTTTTTATATTCATTATCTTATCCATACTCTTATCCTACCCTTTCCTGGATCCTTTTTCTTTTTTCCCCTTTATATGTAGAAAGAGCCCCAACCTTTCGGCGGGGCTCCCTTTCTTTTCTACTCTAGGCGTATTCCTTGAGTTCTGATAGTCGGCGGGGTGTCCAGTTGATATCTCTTTCAACGGCAGGAATATCTATCCCGCCCATTGTTAGTTTCAGGCTTTGTAACTCTTTCAGGCTGAAGTAGCCTAACTCCTTCTCGAAGCCGTGAACGATACCGAAGAACATATCTTCTCCATCAAACTCCATCGCATACCAAGTCCAGTTGCTTGCTAGTGCGAAGAATTTACATACTAGGACGGGGTCGCCCTCATTCTCATTAGCGTAAAGCGGTGGTAACTTCTTGCGAAGTTCTTTCGTTAGTAGTTCCATTTTCCCTATTCTTTCCCTAGTTGTTAGCCTCGGTAGGTGCCGTATTGTTTCCGACCCTCTAGAGTTCAAGTCGTTCAGGTGACCAACGGCTACCCCTACCGAGTATCTTTATTCTACTTTACTTCTCTGACTTTTTCAACACTTACCGCACTCATTCTTTTTTCCCCTTTATATATAGAAAGGGAAAAACCCCCGCAGGGGCGGGGGCTTTTCATTAGTTAGTGAGTAGGCACTCGAGTTAGTTTGAAACCCACTCCCTCACTTATTAGTTATTCAGTTGCTACCCATTTGATAGCGGTGCGAAGTAGATTATCGTAATCTCCCGACATACTTTCATCAAGATACTGATTTATCTCTTCTTGTGGCACTCCTGACTTACGCATAGCGTTTGCCACTCGTCCCATAATTGCGACTGCGTTGCCGTCTTCTCCTACCAACGGCACGACTATCGCTGGATACTTTGGCGCATCCACGCCGATAAATTCTTTTGGAATTTTGGTTCCCCCTTTCTGTTTCCCTAGTGGTGTATTAATTTTATCCTACTTCACTGACTTTTCCAACGACATCCGTTAGATTTCTTTTTTCCCCTTCATATATAGATTTAGATAAACTCAGTCAAGTCCCTATCACTTATCTCGCTTACATCAACGCCGTGTGACTCCGCTATTGCTTCCCACAAGTCATCTTCCGAAAAACTTCCATCGGGATGCCACTCCATAAGAATACTCAAGTAATCTCTTTCCACTTTAGTCCTCCTCTCTCATTAGTGTGAAAGTGAATCGTGCCCCACCCGTTGGTTCATCGTGGCTCGCCCGGCTTGCGGTAAAGGTAGTGGCGCCGTCCCAAGTAGCGGTAATACGGAAGTCGCCTCTGATAGTTAGTGCTTCCAATACTTCTTTGAATTTCTTTACGGCGTATCCGCTATCTTTGTTCCAACCCAAGCCAACGCCGTCGATACGGACCAAGTCCCAAGTAACGCCGACTTTACCTCGCCACGCTTCAAGCGCATCATAGAAACTACTTTTACTATCGTCCCAGCAAGCGAAGCAAGAATCTGAAGGTGTTAGTTCTTTGTCGCACTCTTCACACTTTTGGTCATCTTCATAACGGACATACCCCACGCCACAATCATTACAATCGAAGCAACGGCAATCGCTACTTAGTTCAATCTCCCAGTAAGCCTCTTTTTCTTTTACTGCTGAAGTCATTCTTTTTCCTTTCCCTAGTTGTTGAACGACAATCCAATTTTATCATAGATACTTATTTCCCGGCCAGTATCTCTTCCCGTTTTCTTTTTTCCCCTTCATACATAGTAGGGAGAAAAAAAGAAACCCCTCGCCATTTAGCAAGGGGCTTCTCTTTACTTTTGTTATCCGTAGATTAGTTCTCCGAATACCGCATACTGAATTACGATGTCGCCGAAGCAAGCGTCGTTATCTTCAAGGTCAAGTGTGTGACCGCCACAATGAGTTGCGTTTTCAATCATAGCCTTCTCGAATCCTTCACGAAGCTTCTCAAGAGATACATCGTGCCACTTCTCTTCTTCATCTTCATAGACTCGGAAGTTCTGTGGATTTGTAACTGACTCACCGTTAGCATCGTCAATCCATAAGTCAATGTCCTCGCCGTTTTCATTTCTGATTTCGGTAGACCAGTGAACCATTCCTGCGCCGTCTGAACCAAAGACGGCTTCCCACAACTCGCCTACTGTGAAAGTTACCGTTTTGGTAACCGTCATTTTGTCTGAGTTATTCATTTGTTCTCCCTAGAACAATCGGCTTATCCCTAATGATTTGCCGTTGAGATAATAATACTCCACTTCCCTGCCTTTTTCAAGTATTTCTTTTTTCCCCTTTATACATAGAAAAACCCCCGCCGTAGCGGGGGCTTCTCAATCTAGTCCTCGTCATAGTATGAGTCGTATTTATCACTTCTCATCTTTGCTATGACTCTTGCTTTTATTGCTTCGTCCGAACCGTATAGGTGTCCTTCGCAATCACCCATTTCGTGTCCGCAACAAGGAAAGTCCTCACAAGCCATTTTTATCTCCCTAGTGCTAGCCGTTATCTCTATTCTACTTTACTTACCTGCCTTTTTCAATACTTTCATTTTTTCCCCTTCATACATAGATAGGGGAAAACCCCGCAAACGAAAATAGTTTTACATCTGCGGGGCCCGGAAATAACAATCTAATCTCCGTAGTATCCGTAGTCCTCGTCCGTTCCGTGTCCTGCGCTCGCAAGCGTATCGGCGTCCGCTTCTACATCACTCATCTCGTAGTAATTTGGAACTCCCTCGTTCGTTACTTCGTAACCCGTTCCTTCTGCGTTCATAGTGTTTTCCTGAATAGTCCAATCCGCTTCGTCCCAACGAACCTCGTCCGTCATCACCTTGCCGATTTCATCTATGAACCTTTGTATGACCGCTTCGGCTTCTTCCATACTGCTCGCCTTGATTTCTGTTATTGAGATAGTTAGGTCTTGCCCCGTTGAGTAATACTTTTCTGCTCTCATTTATTTACCCCTCTATTCCGTAGTCTTGGCAAACTAGCATTACCGCATCATCTAAATCAGCGATAAGCATTTCTATCTCATCACCCGTCATTCCCTTAGTCATCTCTGCGCTTACTGCTGAAGTCCATACATCTTTCATTTGATTTCCTTTTCCCTAGCCGTTAGCCCCTTGCTAACAACTCTATTCTACCAAGCCTTACTGACTTTTTCTACAACCTCGTGCCGTTTTATTTTTTCCCCTTTATACATAGATAGGGGAAAAAGCAAAAACCCCCTGCTTTCGCAAGGGGTTCGTGCCGACTAGGGATTGTCTATTTAGTAGATACTACTGTGTAAGTAGTTTCCACTTTAGTCTTGGCAAAGACTTCAGGGAAATCTGCTTCTAGTAGTTTCTTATTTACATCTGTGCGTGAGCGTTGTCCGATTGTAATTCGTGTTCCGCCATTTATTGTTCCCTTTGTAGCAACGCCGACCCATTTTTCGGTATCGCCAATCAAGACTTTTTCCCAACCCATAAGCGCATAAATCGCTTCTGTGGCTTCTGTCTTTTCCTTTTCCAAATCGGTAATTGCTTCACGCAATCTAACCAATTCAGCAATCAAGGCTTCTGCCTTTTTCTTGCTCTTATCAAGTGAAAGAACTTCACTTGTTGCGCTAACTGTTGTTTCATCAACAACTGTTTTGATTGTCTTACCAGCAACCTTTTTGGTTGTGGCTGTGGTGCTTGTTTTGATAGTGCTAGCCATTGGCTACTTCCTACCTTTCGTTTCGTCATTTACTAAGCGTGATTGCCTAGTAAGAAAATAATAGCCTACTTTCCTGCCTTTCGCAAATCCAAACCTTTTCGTGTCGCTCTATGTATAAGGGGGAAAAAACAAGGGTCAATAGCCTTCTGCGTAAATCTCCTGCTCATCATCATAAAGACCTGTGTAAATAACAATCTGTCCTTCGTTGTCGTATTCGTATCCAACTCTGGCAGACAATCTCTCAACTAGGTATTGAGTGTCTATGAATAGTCGGGAAAGTCCGAAACCAATCGCACCACCAACAATCATCATTAGTAAAGTAAATCCGTTGAAAAACATTATTTATCCTCGCAATCGTGGTATCCAGCATAATAAATACTCTCTAGCCGTTCGGCTAACATCTTTGTTGCCTTGTCTATGTCGGGCATACTCGCCTCAAAATACATAATCTGTTCGGCTTGTTCTCTTACATCTCTGCGGACTTCCTTTTTAGTTCTCACGCCGTTTCACACTTTCCGTATGTCTTTTCCCAGCAAGCAGGGTGCGTGCCTGAAATCATTTGCTCACGCAAGCCTAAATCTAAATCGGGATAAGCCTCTTGGATAAGACCGCCTAATTGTCTAACTAGGAAACCTTCCATAGGAACTTCTACTTGCCCGTAATCTCCACACACAAAACATTTTGGAGTTTCCACAATGTAAGTTGTGTTCTTTACCATTTCACCGAAAGCCGTCATTTATTTTCCCTTTCTGTTCGGTATCTTTATTCTACTCTTTTTAGTGGTGGAAATCAACAATAACCGCAAATTGTTTTTTGGGTTCTTTTTCTATTCTCTCCATAAGATAAGCAAGACTTCCTGTTCCTGCCTCTAAATCCCAAATCGCACTATCGTTATTCCAATAGTCAGCAAGTAAAGTTCCAACCTTCCTTATGTAGTAGCCGACCATACCTAAATCAAAGTTATTTATTCTTGGGTCATAAGTATCTATAACTTCTCCTAAAGTTTTTCCCTCTTTCTCAAAAGCAGTAAGAGCTTCTTTCATATGAGTATGGCGATACTCGGAAAAAGTATTTACCCACTTCATAAATACTTCAGGGTCATTAGCGTAGTTCAGCGCATTAGTAGGTTCATCATCTCCGAACATACCTTCCCAACGCCCACCAACAGTAGACCAATCAGACCAATCTGCTTCCTCTAGTCTGCTCTCAACATTACTTATTGCTTCTTGGTGGGTATCTGCCTCAACCAAGAGTAATTGGACACAATGAATTTTTTTCCCCTTCCTATGTAGTATGGGGTAAATTCTATCATAGAACTATTCTAAATCAAGAACCACGACTTGTCTGCCCTCAACCTGTGGAACTTGATTATTCTCAATCATACAAACATTTACAAACTGCTCAATCAAATACTCACACGCTTGGTCAAAGGCTTCATCTGCTTCGTGATTTACCATATCCAAATGCTCTCCGTCATTTGTGTAAATATCAAACCACGAATTGTTTTGCCACTCTAGTCTTGGATAGTTTTCTTGACTAGCTTCGGAAAGGTCTTTATCCGTTCTTAGTTCCGGGGGAAACTCACTACTGCTGGTGTAAGTCGAACCCGTTTCTCTATCCTCAATCTTGGTGTCGCCGTCTACATAAATCGTAACCTCGAAATCCCCCAAGCCGACTTTACAAACCGCACCCTTCTCCCACCACACGCTTTCTTGGTGGTCGCCGTCAGGTTCGCTTCCGTCAAGCCAAAAGAACTCAATCTCGTATTCCCCTGCCGTTGGCATTTTTTCCCCTTTATATATAGAAGGCTATGAAAGTTCTCTTACATCAAGATTGGCTTTGTGTATCAGGTCGCCGTATTCCTGTCGCACCCAATCCTCTGCTTGCCGTAGAGCCTCTTGCTCGTTATCGGCTTGCCATACAGTTCTGATATTTGCTGAAACTACTACTTCGTATTTCATCTTTTTCCTTTCGTCATTTGGTCTTACTCCCAAATCGTATCATAGAACTTCCTTGACCCGTCAATAGCAACTAAAGTTTTCAGTTCATTTCTTTCATCAGTTGTTTTTGAGCGTAGATTTCAGGAGCATCAAAAACATTATTCGGAAATGAAAATCTAAGTTCAGGATATTTTTACTCTTTCTGAAACCCGGAAAATAAGTTATTCACTTCCGTAATGCTGAAGGGCTTTTTACGCTCAACGATTTTTAATTCACGCTCGCTTTTCTGCTGCGTGAGTGGTGGAAGTGAAAACTTTACTTCCGTTAGAAAAGCTCTCCCTTCTTTTTTCCCCTTCTTATATAGAACTCTTTTCCCCTTCATACATAGCAAGGGGAAAAGAAAATCCCCCTCGCATACACGAAGGGGATTTCTCTATCCGTAATCGGGGGGACACACGCACCAATAAGGACGATACCCGACCACGAAATCTCTTGCCGTTATCTCACGCCACGAACTTTTGCCCTGCCGTTGATAAAACCTTCTCGGCGTTCTTGCCGATAATTTGAGCAGACAAACTTGGGTCGGTTATGTTCTCAACGACCTGTGCGTTAGCACCAGCGCAAATATGTTTAGCAGTTGCGCCGTTGTCGCCAATCGGTAGCCATAGAACTGCTACGCCGTTCTTTGAGCAACGAGCAACCCACGCCTTTGCGCTTTCCATTTCCTCATTTGTGTAATGTCCGTCAGATACAACGACCAGTAATCTTGCGCCTTCACCATTGAGTAAGTTGAGTGCGCCGTCCAAAGCACGGAACGCTCTATCAAACTTTTCAGTTCCGTCAGGGGCAGAATAGACATTTACTTCCTTTAGTCGTTGCCCTGCCTTTAGTGTTGGAAAAACATCTGAACCATAATAAACCATAGCGCAACGACCCTGAACTCGGCGAACTGCCTCACTCATAATCCAAGCAGTAGAAGCCATTGGGTTCATAGCAGAACTCATTGACCCTGAAATATCTACCATTACTCCAACTGATAATTCAGGTTCGTCTGTGTGCTTACGAACTTTCTTTGAGAAAGCCTTTGGTTGAGTAAAGATACCTTTTTGTTCTAAAGCCTTTGCCTGAATAATTTTGCGAGTGTTTAGTTTTCCGGGGGGAACAATACTTCCAATCTCAATCGCACCACGCTCACGATACTTTGCTCTTTCCAAAGCCTTAGCAATTTTTACTGCGCTATTGCGTTCTTGTCCATTAGGGCTTCGCTTCTCAACTAACTGTGAGCGAGTGCTTGCTTGCCCCGGACCTGAACTCTTTGAGAATACTTGACGAGCAATTTCCTCATTTTTCTTTTGCTCTTTAGAAGTATTGGCTTTAGCAGTTGCGCTCTCTTTCATATCCTCTGAACGCTTTTGGTCTTGTAGTTCATTGGCATTAGAGATAGAAACGCTTTCGCTCATCTCACCAAGCATTTCGCTCATCATTTCAGCAAAGGCTTCTTGTTGCTCTTTGGTTGGTTGTTCCCCTGCTTCCTCTGCCTTTTCACGAACCAATCTCGCCCACTCAATCGCTAGTGGATAGCAAGCAGAAATATCAGTATGAATTGCGTGGTCTTGGAATTGGTAAATAATTTCCTTTAGTTTCATAACTAAATCAGAACCTAAAATCCCATTGACCTTATCAAGTAAATCAAAGGCTTGGAGTTCATCAAGCGACCCTGCGATTATTCTTGCGTGGCATAAACCAACTAAAGAACTAGCAGAACGAATTGTTGATTGCTCTGAAAATACTTCTTTCGCTTCGTCAATAATCAAACCCATAGCACTTGCTCGTAGAAAAACTTTTGCGTCAGGGTGGGTCTTGATACCCCACGCTTCTATGCGACCTTCCTCTAGCAACATCAAAGCCTCAAACTCATCTTGCTTTAGTGTCTTACCTGCTAGTGGAATATCCCACGCTGAAAACTTTGCGTGATATGCCTCGTGGCGAATTGCGCCAACTGCCTTAGCAAACTCGTATTGGTTCTTTCGCTTAGTCAAATCGTCAATCATACTTGGAGTTGTTATTTCCCCAAAGGCTTCTTTTGTATTTACTTCTATTTCTGCGAGAGCAGGTAGGAAGCAAGCAGGTGCGCCTTTTCCTGCCTCTGTTCCTAGCAAAGCAACTAAGTCTGTTCTATCAGACCAAGTATTTACTAATTGAGTAATTTCATAACCAACTCCTAGCCAATCGCTAGGTGTCTTTATCTTGGAACGAGTTAGTTCCTGTGGCTTGATATGTGCCATTTCTTTTGTCCTTTTCTAGTCGTGTGTCCTTACAGAATTATCATATCATTTTTATTTTCATTTTGTCTATGTATGTAGGGGGAAAAAACTTTTATTTTCCCCTTCTTATATAGAAGGGAGAGTGGGGGTTGGGATACCAATACCAACTCCCCACTTCCTACCAACGAACTAGGTTCTAGGGAAAACCTAGATTTTCGCTGGCTTATGCTCTGCGCCAAAGGCACGAGCAATAACATCAACAACAACATCTCTATCTAATTCAGGTGCGCTCGCAATTAGATTAGAGATAGCGAACTCTGTGCCAAAGATTTCAGAAGTATCTCTGAACCCTAGCAACTCACGCATTTGTGGCGACCAAGATATTTCAGCACTATCGCCTTGTGTGCGCTTGTGTAGATTTTGAGCAACGCTAACCATTGTGGTTGGAACACCTAACTTCTTTGCCAAAGCCCAATCAGTAGTTAGTTCTGCTTGGATTTGGAAACGAGATAGCAACGCTTCACTCATACGAACTCCCGGAGCATTTGGGTTAGTAGCAGAAATTACATAAAAGTTTTCGTGAACTTTTATAGTTCCCCTTTCAGGGTTCATAGGAATTGTAATTTCCTTTCGTCCGTCCATTACTGAATAAGCAACTGCTAGTGCTTTAGGGTCAATCAAACCAATCTCGTCAATAAAGAAAGGCAGACCAAACTCAACTGCTCTAATAAATCCTGCGTCAATCCACTCAAACTTTCCACTTGGGGTCTGAATAAAAGAACCATAGAAATCATTAGTATCAGTATCGCCATTACCAATCAAGGTAATAACTTCCTCATCAGAAAAACTTGCTTCTACTAGAGCAGTTTTTCCTGTTCCCGGAACTCCATAGAAAAATGCGAATTGTGGAGAACCAACGCCTTCGGAAAAGAACTTCTTAGTTGCTTCTCTTGCTCTGCGTAAAACTGCTACATCAGTATGAACTCCCCATTGGCGAGTGAAATACTTTTGTCCATTAGGACGAACATAGAACTCATCAGCACTTAGGTTTCCCACCTCAACGCCACTAGGGGTCATAGCACCAACTCGCTCTCTTGCTTTTCTCTTATCGCCACTTGCTCGCTCAACGCAACGACCACTAGGTAATACTTTTGCGCTAAGTCGTAGAGAAGTGTCCTCGTGAGTGCTTTGGGTCAAGCAATCAGAAACGATAGTCCAAAAATCGCCTTTTAGTTCTGCCAACTTATCTTTGATAATTGTATCCATTTTTACTGCCCCCTAAGCAATCTCAACAGGAAAGCCAAGTGCTTTTCTGCTTTGGTTGATACGATAAACGACCTTTACAGGTGTTTCACTTTTGCCAATCTCAACTAAATCATTTTGAGAAGTTTCTACTAGAAATGGCTCATTTCTCATTTCCCACTCACCTGAAACTAAACCAGCGAATATGGATTGTAGGTGTTCTAAACGCTTATCAACATATTGTTCTTTGAGAGCAATATCAGATAAGTCCTTTGAGCCAACTGTGGCAATATCGTCAGCAAACTGAACTGTGGTCTGTTGCCATAATTTCTTTGGCTTGTCCTTTGATACGACCCTGCGATAAATCTTGGCAGGAACTAAATCACCTGTCGGAGTAAATCCGTCAGGAGTAATAAACATTTCTGTTCTGTATCCCGATTTTACGAACTCGGCATAAACAGAAACTCCCTGAATTGGTTTTTCTTTGTCTAGCATTGGTATCTCATTTCGTCATTTACCAAGTTCCCTACGAACTCGGTGTTAGGTCAATTCTAGCAGTTTTCATCATATAAGCAAATACCCTATTTTCGTGTCTATGTATAAGGGGGAAAAAAGGTTCTGCCCTCACGATAAAATGACGAGTAAAATCGTAAGGGCAGAAATCTATCTATGAACTTGTCTTATTAGTTCAGGTCTATCTCTTTGAGTTGTGCTGGAAGTTCTTGGGCAGGTTCAGTAGCAGTATGTGGTTTTAGTCCATACTTCTTGAATTCCTTTTTATACTTCTTGCTATTTCGTCCTTCTGTAATCCAATCCGATACAAGACGAGCGACAAGGTAGCGTTCCTCATCTTTAGCTTCCCTCACTAATAGGAAGTCCTCGTGTATCCAGTTCTCTGTTCCCACGAGAGTTATCTGATTGGCGTTTCCATAGTTCCCGTCAATATCAAAATAATGTATGCGACCCATTGGTGTCCTCTCTTTCTCTTGCCGTTAGTCTAGCGTGTAAAGCTTCCCTCGTTCTTACCCGTCTTGAAGTTTTTACTTCCCGGTCCAGGGTACCTGGATCCGAACTCCTCTTGCCGTTGAGTGGGGCAGGGTTTTTTCCCCCTACCCCCTCGCCGTCAATCACGCCGTCGCTTTTGCTTTCTGTAATGCTGGTGGGCAGTCGTCGTATAGATACTCTTCATACTCATCAGGGTCTTCCTCATACTGTTCGCAGTTGTAGCAGTCCATACCAAGCCGTGTCCAAGCCGTGTGGTTCAACTCGCCACCTTCCTCGGATACCAACTCGCCAGCCTTGTAAGTTTCAATCCCCCAGAAGTCGCAACCAGATTCGTAGTATGTATGTTCAATACTTAGTTCCGGGAAAATCTCTGACAGCGCCTGTGTTGTTGGGGTCGGTGGAGACCAAGCCGAGTCAAATGAAAAACTAATGAACTCTCCGCCCTCTACATAATTCACATAGGCATTGCCAGCCACATCCCACTTAGTTCCCCAAGAGTTGATGTTGTTGTGATACCAGTCCTCGTGCCCTGCGCTCTTAGACGCCTCGCCCAGCATTGGTTCTGCGTCGGGGGTTGAAGGCATAATGTTGGCAAGTGAATAAATAGGTTCTTCTATTCTTTCATCACCATCTCTTAGAGGTCTGCCAACAAACTCTTTTAGATTTTTGATTGAAGTAGCGTTGCCACTAATGCTGATTGTGTTGTCGCACCAATTAGGCATTCGCATTCTCCTGCTTCTCATAAAACATAACTGCCAACTCTTTTATTGGTTCTGGCAGATATTCAATTAGTTGTTCCTCAACATAGAAAGGCAAATCAGTTCCACCTTCAGAAATATATGCGTCGTGCCAATTATCGTAGAGGTCGTCCATCTTTCCCTGTATTGCTTGCTTCTGTAGTTCAACAGGAAGCGTATTGAAAAAATCCATTTGATTCCCTTTCGTCATTTGTGTTGTGTTGGGGAACGAGTTTTTATTCCTAGGCTTTCAACTCTATTCAGCAACAGCAAATAGCATCTGCCCCAACAAGTCAAAAGTATCATAGAGATTGAACCAACGCAAGAACACCTGACTCAGGAGTTTCTCTCTAAATGAAGTTTTCATTTCCACTCCGGGGTCCTGCACCTTCAGGTGGATTTACGCTCAAAAGTAAAACGCTTAAAATTAAGCAAACAATCTAAGTTCCCGGTTTATGGTCATATATCAAAACTCATCACAAAGTTTTCAGTTCCATTCCAAGTCTGCACCTGGACCCTGGATTTACGCTCAAAGCCTGGGCGACCAACATAACGCCAATAATCTAAGTTCCGGGCTGATGACCTTCTTCTGGTGTTCCATCTGGATTTGTTATTTCCCGGTGCCCCTGGGTGGTGAAACTTTTTTGCGAACGCAAATAAAAACGACATGCCTTGTCGTGTCTCTGCACGGACTTAAAGGCATGCCGTTAGTTCTTTAGAATTCAGCGATTGGCGTTTAGCAATGCGGTTAGTTGCTCTTGGGTTGCGATTGTAGACATTGCACCAATCAGGTACTCGATACCGTTATCACCCCACCTCGAGCGAATCACATCGACGAGTTCTATTTCTAGTTCCGTTTGAATCATCATACTTCCACACCCTCTCCGATATTAATGCGACGCTTCCATCCCTCGCCGCTCATTTTAAAATTAAATACTTTTCCCATCTCCGTGGCTACGAGCGAGCCGATTTCTTCAAACTCCGTTTCAAGTTTTCCGCTAATGGATTCGTACATGCCGTCTGGCAAATCACTTGCCGCGGTGTAGTCACCGTAAACGAAGCAACGGTCTCCAGCCCATCTCCCGGAAATTACAGTCTCGGGTAGGTCCCCGCCGCCTCGAGCTGGGCTGGTCATCGTCAGAATGTACAGCGCATCTGCAAGCGTGCCGCCTTCAAATCCGATGTGTTCCCATTGCTTAAGACCCAAGCCGAGTTCGTGTGGTGTAACAACTTCTTTTTTGTCGTAGTTAACAAGTACATGGTATTGGCCCATGGTGTTCCTTTCGTCATTTAAAACCTAGGACTCCCTAGTTGAATTTATTATATAACTACTCTTAGGACATATGTCAAGTACTGACGTCGACTGAGTCGCCCTATATCCAGAAACGGGCAAAAAGATTGTTACTTCCGGGGATCTGGCCTGGAGCTCCTGGGTCCCTGGCCTGGAAATAAAAACTTTTAGATCTTTGACAGCTGTCAGGCTGCCAGAACGTTTTCACTTCCCGGCCATATGTATGGCAAATCTTCGGGCACCTCTGGCCAATGCATTCTGTAGTGCTCTGGGAATTTGCGAATCAAATTACTTTGGTGTGAGACATGAAAGTTTTCATTTCCCAACCACGGCGGCATTTGCAACTCCTCGCTGTGCCCGGAAAGTATTAATTCAAATCGTGGCAGCATCGAGTCGTTGTACTCTCTTCGAATCCATTCCTCACAAATAACTTTTCCATACAGTGCGAGCGCTGGGACGTGGTCCCTCCACATCACTGCTGCAGGATGATTCCTCCACCCTCTGGTCTCACCGTTGATTGCTCTTATCAATTGCCACGTCTCTACCCGTTGCTTCCCCAGTCTTCGATAGTCCAGTACTTGTGCGCTCCGTTCGAACTCTGCGTATGGCAAGAATGTTTGCATGTCGTCACTCCTTCTCTATCCGTTTGTATATATAACCCTACCCATCCCACGCCGCTATTTCAAGAACCCCAACCGTTTAAATTTTTTCCCCCTCTATAGTCAGGCCGCCCGGAACAAACAAGCCGCGATGTCAGTACAGCTGCAGCTGTGATCAACCGTTATATTTTCCGGGGACCTGGTCTAGCTCGCCGCTTTCTTCGGCACTGTCGGTAGTGGGTAGTAGTAGTAACTTCCTATTTATAGGAAGTACTACTACTACTACCGTGCCGTTGTCAGCTCGAGTACTCCTCGGTAACTTGCCGTTTTATTTCCGGGTGCGGATCGGGCCCGAAGCGCTTCAGCTGTCGCCGCCGTTTGTATTGTATGTTCCGGGCTTGATGCAAGCACGCCGCCTCCGCCTGAACCGCCACCACCGCCAGCTCAGCACCAGGTGCACTGGAAACCCGGAACAAACAATTTCTGATGGTCATGACCGATCCGTCTTCAGAGGGTTGAGTCAACCCGACTCAAGTTTGGAAACCCTCGCCGCCATCCCGGCCCTGGCTAATGAACAATGTAATTTCCGGGCATCGGATCTGCAGCTGCTGTCACCAGAAAAACTTTATAACTTCCGGGGATCCAGATCTGCAGCTGGGTCCCACCCGGTGATTCATTGCTCACGTTTTCATTTCCCGGCATCTGCAGCTGCAGCTGACATCAACGGTTTGATTTGTTACTTCCCGGCTGGAGGTCCCTTCCGTCTTCGCGGAAAAAATGTTAACTCCTGCTTAGTTGATATCCGTCATATATTTAAGTCAGGCGTACAAGGTTAATTCTAAGTCTGTCCGTTTATCCACAGGCTCTTGTGGATCTGCAGCTAGCTACATCCCGGAACTAACAACACCGTTTCACGATATGAATCACAAGCTTGTTATCAAACCGTTATATATTTTGCGAGCGCTTATCCCACGCCGCTTATTGAAAATTCAACTAACTGACAGCGCTCGCCGTTTTCATTTCCTGGACTAAAGCTGCAGCTTCATTTGCACGAGCCGTTAAACGGATATGTTCCTCACGGGATTTTGCTAAAACAATATCCTCCTGAAGGCGGGCCGCTAGCTCCTCGAGCTTTATTATATTGTTAGTTCCGGGCATCTGGATCCGATCCGTCTTCTGGTTTAGGGGTTACATCTGTAATAGAATAAACTTCTGTTACCTGCACGCCGTCTGCGATGAGTTCACTTGTTCTCATCGAAGCAACGGCTTCAAGGCGAGCCAGCCGTTCGGCTAGGATTTCTGCTGGAGAGCGGTCTGTGTTTTTAATATCTATGTTGAGTTCCATGCCGCCTCGTACACCAGCACGGTCAAGGATTTCTGTCGCCGCTTTGAGTTTGACTGGTTCGGAGATGGCGGTCTCCATTAGTTCCTCAAGAACATCCACAGCGTATGAGGAAGCCTGACTTATTTTTTGCCGAGCAATCTCAACGTTGTTTGCCGTCCGTCTTGTTGAGCCCAGATGGATTCGACACAATCCGTCATCTTTGATTCGACCACTGTTCCATAACTGACATCTTGTGCCGTCAGTCTTGGTAAGGCGACACCGTCCAGGTAGACCTAGGGGCGCTCGCTTATCGGATTTCGGGCCGCCTTGCTCCTGCTCTTTTAGCCAGTTCCGAGTTGCACCAACAACCCAAGGTGGGGAAATCTTTATGGCATCGTCATCTAGGAGGAGATCGAGGCCCGTTAGGAAATCTGAGTTTATATTTCCCGGATCTGACAATAGCTGTTTCTTGTTGTTGATGCTGATGAGAGCTCGCTCTTTATCTTGTTCAATGGAGCGAGCAATAATAAGATTTGTGGCAGCGCCCGTTTGGTCATCGAAGACTGGAGACCACTTCAGCATTGACCGTCTTAAGACTGCACGGTTCTCAAATGTGTCTTCGCAGATGCCCCGCTCGATTTCTATAATACCGAGCTCTTCCAGATTTGGACGCCGATCATATGGGACGTCAACAATTGGGGTTATATTTTCCGGGCCGTCTTCAGGACCCTCGTCAATGTATTCGATGATATCTGTCATGGCGG